GGTCCTTTAGGAGGTGACCAGCAAATTGGTTCGCGGATCGTAGAAGGAGAAATAGACTATCTGTTCTTTTTTACAGATCCGATGACACTACAGCCGCACGATACGGATGTGAAAGCATTGACCAGACTGGCTGGAGTTGAAAATATTGTTTTCTGCTGTAACCGTTCGACTGCGGACCACATTATTACGAGTCCTTTATTCACTGACCCAACTTACGAACGTATTCATCCGGATTATACCAATTACACGCAGCGTTTTGAAAACAAGGGAATCATATCTGAAGCAGTGGAGCAAGTGAAAAAGCGGAGGAATAAAAGTGAGAATAACATTTCCAAATGAACTGTAATAAGTAGTAGCATATTTATAAGGCTATCTAAGAAACAAGTTGTTTACATCTTTCAGAACTGGTATCTACTGAATGGTAATCTGCTTCCACCAACCCTTCTGGTTGGTGGAAAGAAACCACTTATAAAATATTTCGCTTCCTTTATGCATCCCAGTCGAAAAAGGACAAGGGCATTGCGGGTGTACATCACTCCTTTCACCTTCTTGTTTAGTCCTTCCAGCAAAGTCTTGCTACCAGTTTTTTCTGGAACTACCTTGTGAAAAATTATGCGAAAATCGCCTTTCTGTGCCCGGATTCATCCGCAGGATCCCATGCCAAAGGGACATGGAACATGCCGGTAGCTTATCCCCCACGACTCCGGAGCATCAGGGGGTAGGGACGGTTTGGCGGCAGGTTGCCGTTAAACCGTACGATTTTCGTTTAACGAAAACACAACTTGCTGTCCGCAGGAGCGGACCATGTTTCTCCAATAATTATTGTGTATCAGACCATTGTGTGGCTATTTTCCTGTGGTTTGTGGGGCTTTTCCATCAGATATTTGCCGGCTGTTCTCCCCATTAAAGGATAGATATATCTCCATGACCATGTGACTTACGCCCATAATTCGGGGATAAGGAGGCGAATATACGGAAAATCTGCCCTTTACATGCCCTATTGTCCATTAATGGATTGCTACTTCTACACTTCTGCAAATGGAGAATGGGCATGTAGCCGTGTACGACTTATGTTTTTTCTTCATTGTCTCCATTGACGGATTGCTACTTCTACACTTCTGCAAATGGAGAATGACATGTAGCCGTATACGCCTTATTGTTTTTTCATCGTCTCCATTAACGGATTGCTACTTCTACACTTCTGCAAATGGAGAATAACAGGTAGCCGTATACGCCTTATTGTTTTTCTTCATCGTCTCCATTAACGGATTGCTACTTCTACACTTCTGCAAATGGAGAATAACAGGTAGCCGTATACGCCTTATTGTTTTTTCATCGTCTCCATTAATGGATTGATACTTCTACACATCTGTAAATGGAGAATAACAGGTAGCCGTATACGCCTTATTGTTTTTCTTCATCGTCTCCATTAATGGATTGCTACTTCTACACATCCGCAAATGGAGAATGACAGGTAGTCGTGTGTGACTTATGTTTTTTCTTTATAATCTCCATTAATGGATTGATATTTATACACTTCTGCAAATGGAGATTTTGAGATATCTATATCCGGAAGGATGCGTGCTCCCTTCGCTCCCGGTTATCCCTATTTTGATATCCGGCTATATCGCAATTCTGTGATAGCATTATCCGGATAGCGTATCATACGGCTATATACAAATATGGCTACACTATAATTCATGGTTGTGATGGAGATGGCTTTTCCCATCCGGTAACAGACCATGATGCCACGAGGAAAAAAGCGACAGCCGCAGAGAAAAAACGGATGGCAGGAACCATTATGGAATCTGGTAAATAGAAAATCCGGTACATGCGAATTCAGGCGATCATCCCGGATGGTAACCTGTCAAAGAGGCTTTTGAGACATTTGAAATACCGATAATAAAAAAAACGAGATCAGGTATTTTGGCGGATGGCGGCAGGATTGCCGCCTCCGGCCCTTCCGAGTTTGTACGCGTCCTGCGTGAGGGCAGCTGGTTTGACAGCGGGTGCACCGACGGGGAGTACATGGTGAATTTCTCCGGGCGGTACAGGGAACTGCACGGGGTGACGGTGAGGACCGACACGCCGGAGCATTTCATGGACGACCTGAAAAAGTACGGTTACATCAAGGGCTGAACAGTCCGTTCCTTTATTATTACACTCCCTGCCGGTTTGGGGTCGCTTCACTTCCGGTGGGGATTTTTCTTTTTTCATCGCCGTGACGCACCCGTCCTTCAGGTTTTCCAAAGGGGGTCGTGAAAACCGACCGGCTACGGAGTATTTTTCCCGCGCCATATGACAAAAGCCGACTATCCATGACTATTCCTGCCAGTGTACCGGTCGCGCTTGCCTCTCATGGTTTCTTCCCTTATATTCGCACTGACATTTAAACAAGTTGAAATTATGGAAATATGCTACATCGAGGCCGGTGTCCTTGAGAGGATGCTGGCACGCGCCGAGAACCTGTCCGCACATGTGGACAGATTGTATGAGAGAAACCGCCGTAAGGAACCCGGAGAGTGACTGGACGGCCAGGATGTCTGCCTGCGCCTTGACATCTCGCCGCGTACCCTGCAGACCCTCCGCGATACCGGACGGCTGGCGTTCACCCGCCTCCAGCGCAAGTTCTATTACAAGCCCGGGGATGTGGAGAAGTTGATGGTCTACGTCGGCATCAGACGCAAGGAGAAGGAGGTGAGAGAAAGAAGGAAGAACGGAAACCTTTAAAGAGCGGAAGAGATGGAAGGCATTATCGACAAGGAGAACGAACGTGTCCGCAGGTTCTTTGCCCTGCTGGACGACATGGAGAAAAAAGTGGAACGTCTTGCCCGTGACAACCGTCCTCCCTTCAACGGGGAACGGTTCCTGACCGACAGGGAGCTTTCCGGGATGTTGAAGATCAGCCGCAGGTGCCTGCAGGATTACAGGGACCAAGGACGGATTCCCTATATCCAGCTTGGCGGGAAGATCCTGTACAGGCAGTCGGACATCGAGAGGCTGCTGGAGGAGAACTATCACCCTGCATTGGTATAATATCGTATTTAAGTTTAAGGATTGTCGCCGGAATTGCATTTACGATTCCGGCGGCAGTTTTTATTTAGCCTGCGGCTTCCTTGCCGGCCGCGGGCTTTCTTCTTTCCATCAGCCGGTTCATGTCCGAGGATATCTTCCGGTCGGTGACCTGGGCGTAGACCTGCGTGCTGTCGATGTTCGTGTGGCCCATCATCCTGGCGATGCTCTCTATCGGAATACCTGCGGTCAGTGTCAGGGTCCCGAACGAATGCCGGGCCATGTGGTAGGACAGGTTCTCTTTCATGCCTAATGCCACGCCCATTCCATGTACCTCATACCAGAGGACGTCGCGGACCGGCAGCGGGAATACCGGCCTGTCGTCATCCGTGGTGTTGTAAAGCTCCAGTATCTGTCCGGCTATGGGATGCAGCGGGATGAACGCCTCCACGTCCGTTTTGGCGCGGCGGATGCGGATATACCTTCTTCCTTCCGAAGTCGTTCCGATGTGACGGGGATGGAGAGCCCTCGTATCCGCGTAGGCCAGACCGGTCAGCGAGGAGAAGATGAACGTCCTGCGCGCCAGCTCCATCATCGGGTCGGGCAGCGGGGTTTCCATCATCCGCTTCAGTTCACTGCGGCTGATATGCCTTAGTTTAGGTGCTTCTTTCCTCTCGTATGCCACGTCCTCTATCGGGTTGGCACGCAATACTTCCCGGTCCACGGCGATGTAGATGAGCCGGTTGAGCCAGCACAGGCAGTGGTTCACGTGTCCGTTCCTGTGTCCCAGCTCTTTCTTGAGAAAGACCTTGAACGATTCGGCGAACTCTTCGGTGATGTCCGAAAAGGCGATGTCCTTCATCCCGCGGGATTCGATGAACTGCCTGAGGTTAAGCTGCGTGGTCTTCGACTGGCGGTAGGTGGAGGTGGAATTGATCTCCTTGGAGCGGACCCTGAGCCGTTCGCGTTCCACCTCTCCGGCCTGCAGGAGGTATTCCGGCACGGAATTGGCACCGGATACGGTGGTCTTGAGCAGCTCGGCCGTGACCACTCCCTGGTTCCTCAGCAGGTTCCCGTACGCCTCTTCCAGCCGGCCTCGGAAGGCGGCAAGGCGGTTGTTCTCCCTGGCTGTTTTGATTTCACACTTCTTGCTGTCCCAGTCTCCGGGTTTGCAATAGATGCCTGTCGTGACAGCCGATTTCTTTCCGTCGATGCTGATCCGGCAGAGGACGGCGGTCGTGCCGTCCGATTTTACCTTGTTACGGTTGATGTAGAATAAAAGCTTGAATGTACTGCGCATGATAATGATTGTTTAATTGTTTAAGGATTAAAGAATAAGTTTCAAATCGCGGGTTGCCTCGACGAACCTGTCCATGTCCTCGAACAGTCGCTTCGGAGTTACACGGGCATATATCTGGGTGGTCTTTATGTTGGAGTGTCCCAGCATTTTGCTGATGGTCTCGATCGGCACTCCCTCCTCGAGCGTGACCAATGAGGCGAAAGAATGCCTTCCCATGTGGAACAGAATACAAGAAGCAAGCAGATGAAGAGATGAGAAAGGAAAACGTAATTGGTTGAATATGAGCAAAAGTTCTGTTTTTTGCTGAGATAATGGAAAGCAAAAATGGACAGGTTATTGCAGGTGTTCAGTTACCAGAATGTTAGCTACCCAGTTACCTGAACCGAATAGGTAACAGACTGAACAATAAAGAATCTGTTACAGAGGCTATTATTCACTGTATGTCAGCATTTTGCATATCAAAGGACGCTTATAAAATAGGTAATTTTGCCATTAAAAAATAAGCGTATGAAAGTAGAAAAATTCAAGGTGTTGCTCTACCTGAAAAAGAGCGGTCTTGACAAATCCGGAAAGGCTCCGATAATGGGGAGAATAACGGTAAACAATACGATGGCGCAATTCAGTTGTAAGCTGTCATGTACTCCGGAGTTATGGAACCCAAGAGAAAGCCGACTAAATGGAAAAAGTAAAGAAGCCGTTGATATTAATGCAAAAATTGACCGGCTCTTACTTTCTGTCAATTCTGCATTTGATTCACTTGTAGAACGTAAGATTGATTTTGACGCGACTGCCGTAAAAGAGCTTTTTCAAGGAAGTGTAGAAACCCAGATTACTCTGTTGAAACGGCTTGATATACATATAGAGGATATGCGCTCAAGAATCGGTATTGATGTTGCTAAAAGCTCCATGTCAACATACATTTACACCCGTCGGTATCTTGGCGAATTTATTCAAAAACGATTCAAGACAAGTGATGTTGCTTTTGGACAGTTAAATGAACACATCCCATGGGAGTTTCAGGATTATATACTGAAGGATAAAGGACTTGCGGTAGATACGGCAAGACATTATCTGGCAATCCTGAAGAAAATCTGCCGGATGGCATTCAAGGAAGGACATGCGGAGAAGCGTTATTTTGTGAATTTCAAACTACCCCAAGAGAACCGGAAACCACCACGGGCTTTGAGTCGTGAGGATTTTGAGAAGATCCGTGATGTCGTAATACCACCGGAAAGAATCACTCATAATATAGCCAGGGATTTGTTTCTCTTTGCCTGTTATACAGGAGTTCCGTATGCGGATGCAGTTTCAATCACTAGAGATAATATATACAAGGACGATAAAGGCGACTTATGGTTAAAGTATCTGAGAAAGAAGAATGAATATCTGGCCCGCGTCAAATTGTTGCCAGAGGCTATCTCTCTTATAGAAAAATATCGTTCGGATGACAGGAAAGAGCTTTTCCCGATGATATACCATCCCAATATGAGACGCCACATGAAAGGTTTACGGGATCTGGCTGGCATAAGCTGTGATTTGGTCTATCATATGGGAAGACATACCTTCGGAAGTCTGATAACCCTTGAGGCTGGTGTTCCCATTGAAACAATCAGCAAAATGCTGGGTCATACCAATCTGACAACTACTCAGCTTTATGCAAGGGTAACTCCTAAAAAACTTTTTGAAGATATGGACAAATTCATCGAGGCAACGAGTGATATGAAACTGGTATTATAAATCAAGAATGAAAGAATCATGAGAAGTACATATAAGCAACTGTATTATATAAACCGCAGTAAAGTCAAATCTGACGGGACTACATCAATCATGTGTCGTATTACAATAGACGGAAAGGCTGTTGTATTATCGACCGGGTTGTATTGCCAGCCGGAAGAGTGGAACAGCAAGAAAGGGGAAGTCAAGAACAACAGACTGAACGGGATGCTTGATGAACATAAGAAATGCGTAGATGAAACTTATGCTGAACTGTTGAAAGTGAACGGCGTTATCAGTGCGGAACTGCTGAAAACAGCCATGACAGGAGCTGCTGACATCCCGAAGTATATATTACAAGCAGGAGAGGTGGAACGGGAAAATCTGAAAATCCGTTCCATTCAAATAGATTCAACCTCCAGTTACAGGCAATCAAAAATGTATCATTACTATCTGGGGGAATACATCCGTTCTCTGGGCAAGGAGGACATGCTTTTTACAGATATTACCGAAGAGTTTGGCACCAATTTCATTTTGTATCTGAAAACAAATTACCCTCATAAGCCATCATACCGTAACCATTGTCTTTGCTGGCTGAAACGTCTGGTTTATCTTGCCGTGGATAAAGGAATTTTGAGATATAATCCTTTGGATGATATAAAATATGAAAAGAAGGCACCCGCAAAGCTCATGTATATAAGCAAGAACCAGCTTCAGGAGATAATGAGCCATCCAAAACAGGATCCACTACAGGAACTTGCAAGAAGAACCTTTATATTTTCATGTTTTTGCGGTTTGGCTTACGTTGATGTACGTAATCTCTATCCGCATCATATAGGTACAACTGCGGAAGGACGGAAATATATCAGAACATATCGCAAGAAAACAAGCGTTGAATCATTTATACCATTGCATCCGGTCGCGGAGCAGATAATTTCCTTGTATAATACGACAGATGACAGTAAGCCCATCTTCCCGTTACCAATACGTGATATGATCTGGTTTGAAATACATGAGTTGGGCTTTTCCCATCAGTTCAAACATAACCTGTCATATCATCAAAGTCGTCACACCTTTGGTACCCTGATGGTTTCAGCTGGGGTTCCTATGGAAAGCATATCAAAGATGATGGGCCATACAAATATCAGAACTACGCAAGGATATGCAAAAGTTACAGATGACAAGATTTCAGAGGATATGGATAGATTAATGGAGAAAAGAAACTTAATAAATGAAATAAAAACGTATACTTAACTTTTATTGGTGGAGTATACGGGTAAAATAATATTCGGCTATATAAAAGATTAGAAGCTGCCTTAAAAGTATTAACGAATCGTTATGTTAATAAGACTTATTCTTTTAGGACAGCTTCTAGTACTTTCTCAATTACTTTCTTGCACACATGTCAGCCATCAACCAATCACTGTCTGGTCTAGTAATCAATCGTGCATTATTATACGCCATTTCCATTGTGAATATAGTCCTTCCTTCATAATTGTTTACCTCTTTCTCTTTATCATATTTATGGTTACATACAAGGGCTACGTCTATTGTTCCCTTATGTTCAAGAGCTAATGGAAGTAAAAGTTGCATTTTATGATCTTTGACATAATATACTGGAATAGCTGTTTTGTAGTTCCATGCTACACGACTTAGAGCTATATCTAGAGCATTACTGAAGCGTGTTGTAAGAAATTGTTTCCAATCATCATCTTCAAAAATCGCATCAGCTAGTTTTTTATAATAGGCTTCTCGTTGGGGTTTTGGCAATGCCGCTGGATCTTCAATAAATTGGAACCCATCTGTTGCCCCTTTCTTTATAAATCCAACAGGAAGTCGTTCTATATTTTCTTTTATAAAATGATTCCAGTCCAAAGTTGGTCTTTGGGCGGTGATATCATAGAATAATTCACGGGGATCATCAAAATATTGAGCACGTTTAGGTTTATATGGGAAATCTGTTATAATTTTTTGATAGTAACTATTTGCTGTCCCAAATCCTAAGAATACCCATGGTTGGGTGACTGCAGGATTCTTACCATTATTTTTCTGAAAAAAGGCATAAATCGGGTCATAAATGTTATCTACCAATCCTGTATTCCAAACAGCATTGTTCTCATTAGTAAGAATTTTTAAAATAGGCTTTCTGGCTTCTCTTTTGGATCTTTCTATCTCTTCTTCATCTTCGTATTGAAGTCGTTCAAAAGTGTATGAAAGATAATTCTTTAGAATGGGTTTTGCCAATTTGTCTTTTTCATCATAATACCAACGTTCGTCTAATGCCAAATTGACAGCCAAGTCATTAATAGCAGCATCCCACCCTAAAATATCGGGTTTATCTTTGGGCTTTGGGAAATAGGCGAAATTGCTAATAGATTCTCCTATGTATGATCCTTGTTTTAGGCTGAGAGTCTGAGATGACACCCTTGTGGCTATCGTGGAAGTAGGTGATTTTATCCCTAATTTCTTTAAATCACGTGCTTTTACAGGAGCTTCATGTTTTGATGGGTCTCCAATACGGAATTCGATACGCTTACGAAACAAGCATTCCACGGCCTGTCGTATACCAATGAAGCCCATTTTTAGGTATTCATCTTTTGCTACTTTGGAGCCAATCGCAGCAAAAGGAATCCATCCTTCATCATCAGAAACAACACTTGCGAAAGCCTCTTCTATCTTCTCTTTCAGTGCGTTTGTAATTTTCAAATAGTTAGGAGCGATGCGAAAGGCCTTAAATACCTCACCTGTACCCTGGGGTTGATAACAAGGCTCATACTTTGCTTTTGGATAATAACTTTCCAATAATTTTTCTACATCCAGAGGAACGTTGTTGCGTTTCTCAACAAGTTTGTTAAAACAAGTTCTGAACTCATCGTACCTTAAATAATTTCCCGGTAATGTCGGGGTTAGCGCATAAGCACCCTCAAGCAGAGCTCTAATTTCTGATTCTTCCATAAAAAATTATTTTTTATTTTGTTATGGCTATCATTGGTGATAGCTTTTTTATTATGCAAAAACAAATAGCGTGCCGTTTCATTAATTTGAATATTTTATTGATAATTTTTAATACTATATTTAGGGAACTGAAATCAGTCGCCCATTTCCTCGCCGCCCATAGAAGTTAGTACAGACTCTATTGAAAGCGAAAAGGTCCGGCGGCTATGCCGTTTCGGGCAGAATCTTCCTCTTTCAGAGCGTATTCAGCCCGAAAACCTTTTCCCTTTCACGTCTGTACAATGGACGCCGACGGCAGCGGAAACAAGCGACTGACGGAAAAGTCAGAAAATAAAAATTAAAACAGCATATAGATTGGTTCAAATAGGGCCTAATACTATATGTTGTTTTTTATCATTTGGGAAAGGCTGTTTTTTAGAAACACAAATTAAACGGGCAGGCGGTCAACTGCGCTCCCTCCAGAAAAATCAAAATCCCTACGTGTCCTTCGTGGAGCGTTTAGAGTGTCAGCTTCTTTTGTATCTGTACGCCTCCTTGTATCCTTTCATCAGGGTTCTTTCTATGTCGGAAGCCCGGTAGAGAATCTTGCCGCCTACTTGTGTGTAAGGTAGAATGCCGTTGTTGCGGTAGTCCTGCAAGGTTCTCCGGCTCACTTTCAGCAGGTACGCCACTTCCTTGTCTGTCAGCAGTTCATCGCCATAGGCAGACGGTTGCCGTTTTTCCAACAACTTTTCGAGCAAGGCCAGCAGCCTGTCGAAATTCGAGTGGAACGCCTTTACCCACTCGTGGTCCTTTTCTCTGATTTCATTACTCATATGCTCTTGATATTGGGTTATACATTATTCTTGAAATTCTCTCAAATGGTTTTGCCTTTCCAACGGGCTTCCTTCCGTTTGTCCTCCACATTACCGACTACTCGCTCCACATCATCAGGACGGTAGTAAGTTCGGTTCCCGATTTTAGTAAAGGCAAGCGTTCCGTTATCCCTCAAGGTCTGCAAGGTTCTCGGGCTGATACGCAATCTACGGCAGACCTCGTGGTTGTCCATCCATTCACTTGTTTCCTTTCCGCCATGTTCACGGCACAGACTTTCCACCCGCTGCACGAAACGATCCAGCTTGGCGGCAATCTCCTCGAAAGTCCTTTTTTCAAAGCTGATGATTTCCATTGTCTTCTTTATTTTTTAGTTAAACATATATTCAAAATTCCGGAACAGGACAGGTCTTTTACAGCCGATATTCCATCATGTCTCATTGTCCTATTCTTGGCTGGAAATGTGACTGTTTTATCCTGTTCCCACTGCAAATAAAAGCAGTAGAAATCACACTGCAATGGATTTTCAGACCGGTGACGATGCGTTACCCGGAATGACATCATGTTACATATCAACCGCATACAATGAGCCTTCTTCATAAACGGAATCCGCTTGAACAATCCGGTATGGAAGAATCACTCCGGCAAATCACGGCAGGCAGCACCGACCGCCCAATCAGTATAGTGCACGAGATTACATAATTGCCACGATATCTCCATTCGCTTGATTCTGTTCACTATACACATTTCCTTTGCTCACGACAACGAGCCAAGGTGCGCACCGAGACCAGTGAGTAAACCGATTAAAATCAAAAATGTATGGTAACAAAAAAGAAATTGACCAAAGAGGAATGGGAGGCTATGACAGGTACGGACATGTCATTCATACTCCCGTCAGATGGCGGCATTGAAACTGCCCTGGAATCATCCTTGAATGATTCCGGAAATAGAGAACAGGCAAAGTCTGTAGAACAAGTCGAAGTTCCATTCGAGCCCCAGCAATCGCCAACAGGAAGAGAGGAAGGCATTCCTCTTTCTCAGCGTCGTATAAGCAGCAGGCAGAGGAAACTTTCTCTGGACGAATACCGGAAAGCCTTTCTTCAGGTCCCGAGAATCGAAGACCGCAAGCCTGTGTTTGTTAGCGGCGAGGTACGTGACAGGCTGGACGAGTTTGTCCGTAGGTTGGGAGGACGCAAAATGAGCGTTTCCGGACTGCTTGAGAACATCGCCCGGCTGCATCTTGAAATCTACTCGGAAGACTTCGAGCAGTGGAGAAAGTTGTGACATTTTCCGGAATGACCGACTTGCTTACTGACTCCAGTCATTACAGTATTCAGACAGTCAGCAGCAGACCTGAGGGGGTAACGGACAAAACTTCAGTTTTGGGAGTTAGCGAGGTTATCTTTCGGGCATCCCGAAAACCTCGCTCCACTCCCGAAGAGTGGAGGAAATCCGCTCCCGATGGTCGCAGATTGTGGGAAAAAGAATAATCAAAAATCAAACAGAGAAAATATGAATGACAAAAAGAAAAACAGACCGAGGGGACGCCCCAGAGTAAGCGGAGTATGCAAACTCAGCAAAGCTGTTACAGTGAAATTCTCCAAGATAGACTATGAACGGTTGTGCCGACGCAGCAGACAGGCCAACCTCACGTTGGCGGAATTTCTCCGCATATCAGCTTTTGAGACGATGATAACGGCAAGGCACTCTGCCGAGGAAACTGCCGTCATACGCAGCCTTACGGGTATGGCGAACAACCTGAACCAGCTGACCCGTCTGTCCCATCAGGCCGGATTCCACCGTACCCAAAAGACGGTGACAGAACTCCTGCAGAAGCTCAAGGAGATTATTGTCCGGTACAGGCACGGAGAAAGGAGGCCGTCATGATTGGCAAGATCAAGAAAGGGAAATCCTTCGGCGGCTGTATCCGCTATGTGATGGGCAAGGACAACGCGGAAATCATTGACTCAGATGGCGTATTGCTAGGAAATATCCGGGAAATAACGGACAGTTTCAACTACCAGCGGGAGCTTAATCCAAAGATCAAACAGCCTGTCGGACACATTGCATTGAGCTTCAAGCCTGAGGATAAGACATTGCTGACAGATGAATTTATGGCTAAAATAGCCCAGGAATACATGGAACTGATGGGGATACAAAACACTCAGTTTATTCTTGTAAGACACCATAACACGGACAATCCGCACTGCCATCTGGTCTATAACCGCATCGGATATGACGGCAAGGTAATCTCTTCACAAGGCGACTACAAGCGTAATGAAATCGCCACGAAACTGCTTAAGGACAAGTACGGGCTGACATACGCCGAGGATAAGGGCAAGACCAACGTGAAGAAACTCCATACTTCGGAGCGTGTGAAATACGAAATCTTCAATGCCGTCAAGGCAGCTTTGAAGCACTCCAAAACATGGAAAGAGTTCAACGATTATCTGATTCGTCGAGACATCAGGCTGGAATTTGTAAAACGTACCAGGGAGATAAAAAGGCCGGAGGACATACAGGGAATTCGGTTCACCAAGGACGGGCAGACCTTCAAGGCTTCACAAATCAGCCGGGAGTTCAGCTTTGCCAGACTAAATGCCCAATTGGGCTGGAAGACTTCAGAATCCCAACAGGAATCCGAACGGAAGGTACTACAAAGGATACCGGACGGAGGGCTTCTTCTCGAAGGTACGGGGCCGGGACTGTTCAGCCCGACAAACGGCATCTCTCCCGAAGAGCCGTTATCTCAGGAAGAACTCTTACGCAGACGCAGGAAGAAGAGACAAAAGAGGAAAGGATTTGGGTTGTAGCCAGTCCTTTCTTCATTCAAATTATTCATTAACATTAAAATTGCAGGAATATGAAATTGGAAGAATATATCGAGAGCATCTTCGGATGCCTGGAAAGAATCGAAAACAAAATCAACGGGTTGTCCGTCCCTTTACCGGAGGGTAATAGCCCAACAAGAAATAATGGAAAGGAAAAGAATGAGTCCGTGCTGAATGAAGTCCGGAATGATCATGAGACATTTCGCAAATTGTTGGCTCGCGTGTACGAAGGTCTTGCCGCCATCAAGAACGATATGGTTTCCATGGACAGGAAAAACTCGTCACAGGAAAGACTTGGACAGGTCTTGTCGGAAATACATAATGAACAGCATAAGAATCAGGAGAAAGTGGAAACCCTGTTTTGTGAGACCAATGACACAATCAGAAAGAATGCCGTCAAGACAAGCAACATCAACCATCATTTCAGCCTGAGTATAGAATCCCCGTACATCCTAGGGAGCTTTTCCGTGATGTTCGCGGTAGTCGTGGCCCTGTCCGTGGCGCTCTATTTTTCGGCGGGAACAGATAACGCACAGGCCGATAATGATCTGAAGTACCGTTATGTCAAGATGAAAGGAGAGGCTACCCCCGAACAACTCGTGGAACTTGAGAGCCTCTTTGGACCGAACCGGAATAACGAACGGATAGAACAGATGCGTGAAGACGTGGAAGCCTACGAGGAAGCGGTACGGAGACAGGCCACCCTGACCGAGCAGGCACGGCTGAAAGAACAGGCCGCGAGAGAACTGAACAGCAAGGCGAAGTCCATCAAGGACAAGTCAATTACGGACAAACCTAAAAATTAAGCCTATGGCCAGTGTGAAAGTGAAATTCAGACCTTCCACCATAGAGGGAAAGGAAGGAACCATCTATTATCAGATTATCCAGAACCGTGTAATCCGTCAGCTAAAGACGGATTACCGGATATTTACGGATGAATGGAACGAAGCCGGAAGCTGTATCTTTGTCGGTCGTTCGGAGCGAAGCAATCTGCTCCTTTCCTTGCAGGAACGCATGGAATGGGACCTGAAACGGCTGGACATGATTATCCACCAACTGGATAACCGAAAAAGTACATATACAGCGAATGATATTATAGTTGCCTTTCAAAACAGGGTGGATGAACAGTCATTTTTTAATTTTATGCAGGGCATCATCAAACAATTAGAATTATTGAACAAAATACGGACATCAGAAACTTATACAGCGGCATTGAACAGTTTCATGAAGTTTCGCTATGGACAAGATATCCTTCTTTGTGAAATTGATAGCGATATGATGATGCTATATGAGGCATGGCTGAAAAGCAAAGAAATCTGTCCCAACACAGTTTCATTTTATATGCGTATTTTGCGTGCCGTGTATAACCGTGCCGTGGAAAAAGAACTGATTGAACAGAAGTACCCGTTTAGACATGTTTATACAGGCATTGACAAGACAGTGAAACGTGCTGTTCCTCTAAAAGTCATCAAATATATCAAGGAACTTGATCTGACATTGAAGCCGCATCTTGATTATGCAAGGGATATGTTCCTTTTTTCGTTCTACACCCGTGGAATGTCATTTGTTGATATGGCATATCTGAGAAAATCGGATTTGAAAAATGGTATTCTGACATACAGGAGAAAAAAAACTAGCCGGCAACTCACCGTTAAATGGGAAAAGTGTATGGGAGAGATTGTAAATAAGTATGAAAGTTATTCTGACATGCAATATCTGTTGCCAATAATCACCCGATGTACCGATGAACGGATACAGTACAGAAATGCCATCTCTCGTGTAAACATTGCATTGAAAGAGATAGCCCGTTTAGTCGGTTTGGCTCATCCGTTGAGCATGTACTGTGCAAGACATGCCTGGGCAAGTATCGCTAAAAGCAAAAATATCCCTCTTGCAGTCATTAGTGAAGGTATGGGGCACGATTCAGAAGAAACGACACGCATCTATCTTGCTTCGCTTGACACGAATGTGGTGGATAAGGCGAACGGACTTATTCTGAAAGACTTATAACAGGACAGGCATGAAAATTGTTTAGTAAAAAGCCGAATCTCTTGATAAGAGTTATAGTTATGATGCAAAGGTACACAAAATACTGAAGAATAAGCATAAACAACTTGTTGATAATGCCATAAATTGTATTAAAACTATCCGCCTGTTGAGCCAATCAAATTCTCATAGGTACAGAACATACTGATTTTCAAATGTGATTTTACTTGCATTTATCTCTTATCAAGAGATGAATTTCAAGGAGATACTGCATAAATTCCGTACCGAATCATTCACGGAAAAGGAGAAAGGTACAAAGTTCGAGCGACTGATGCGCTCATGGTTGCTGACAGACCCACGTTACAACGAGTTGGAAAAAGTCTGGCTATGGGAGGAGTTTCCGGGACGTAAGGATTTCGGAGGTACAGACACAGGTATAGACCTTGTGGCAAAGACAGAAATGGGCGACTATTGGGCCATCCAGTGCAAGTGTTATGCCGAGGATGCCACAATAGACAAGCCTGCCGTGGATTCGTTCCTTGCCACCTCCAGCCGCACATTTACAAATGAGGTTACATTTCAAACAACCCGTTTCTCCAATCGCGTATGGATTTCTACTACCAGTCATTGGGGGAGCAATGCCGAGGAAGCCATCCGTAATCAGGAACCGCCAGTGACACGTGTCGGCATGGCCGACCTGAATTCATCCCCAGTGGATTGGCAAAAGCTGTTGGATGGTCTTACGGGAAACTCAGCACTCATAGAAGGCAAAAAACCGCGCAAACATCAACTCGATGCCATATCCAAGGCATACATGCATTATATTACAGAGGGAAACGACCGTGGTAAGCTCATCATGGCCTGCGGTACAGGAAAAACCTATACTTCGTTGCTTATCGCCGAACAGTTGTTGAACGGCAAGGGGCTGGTGTTGTTTATGGTTCCGTCCATCGCTCTGCTGGGTCAGTCACTCAACGCATGGTCAGCTGATGCGGGAAAAACCATAAAGGCGGTCTGTATCTGTTCGGATTCCAAGGCTTCGCGTAAGATACAGAAAAACAAATATGATGATGCAGATGACAGTGTGGTAGACCTTGCCGTACCTGCATCTACCAATCCGAAGTCCATCGCCTCGCAACTGAAGAAGTACCGCAGCCATGATGGACTGGTGGTAGTGTTTTCCACATACCAGTCCATTGATGCCGTGTCAGAGGCACAACAGGAAATACTTTCCGAAACAAACGGCGAATATGGTGTGTTCGACTTCATTATCTGCGACGAGGCACACCGCACTACGGGTGTAAAACTGTCTGATAAGGACGAGAGCAATTTCACTAAAATACACTCCGATGACAATGTGAAAGGTCGAAAACGGTTGTACATGACCGCTACGCCGCGCCTGTACGGTGAATCGGCCAAAGTAAAGGCTTCTGAAAAGGACTGTATCCTCTGCTCAATGGACGACAAGGCACTTTATGGAGAAGAGTTCTATCGTGTGAATTTCTCCTATGCCGTACAGAACGGGCTGCTGACCGATTACAAGGTGCTTGTCCTTACTGTCGGTGAAAACGATGTGCCTGATAATATAAAGCGGGACATCACCGATACGACCACCGAACTGAATTTTGATGATACGTCCAAACTTATCGGTGTGATCAACGGCCTCTCAAAGATGATACAGGGTGATGATCATCGCACATGGGATGCCGATCCACACATGATGCGCCGTGCTGTGGCGTTCTGTTCGTCCATTGACAAGAGCGCAAGCAGGACGGGCATCGCATCCAAATATGTTGCTTCCGTACTGCCGCAAATATCGGAAAAGTACGACAAAAATCTGGATGCGGAAAGCCTATCGCATACCGTTTCGATAACCGCAAAACACATAGACGGCTCTATGAACTCACAGGAACGAAATGGAATTCTGCAATGGCTGTCTGATGAGCCGGACAATGACCGAGAGTGTCGGGTGGTGACCAATGTGCGTTGCTTGTCCGAAGGTGTAGACGTACCGTCGCTTGATGCTGTACTGTTCCTTTCTGCCCGTAATTCACAGGTGGATGTGGTACAGTCTGTTGGCCGTGTGATGCGTACTTTCCACAAGGGACAGCTCGATGAGAAGAAATACGGATATATCATCATCCCTATTGTCGTGCCTTCTGGTGTTTCAGCAGAAGAAGCACTTGATAATAGCAAGACCTTTGATGTAGTTTGGGAAATCCTGAACGCGCTACGCTCTCACGACGACCGTTTCAATGCGATGGTGAATAAGATTGCGCTCAACAAGCAGAAACCAAACAAACAGTCCTACACTCCGTCAGTCACTATCGGCAGGCCGGGATTAGGCTTTCAAGAGGGAGAGAGTGAGGCACGGGAGCTGGAGAATGCAGAAATCGCACGCCAGTTGGAACTCAGATTCGGCGAGTTGCAGGACGGCATGTATGCCAAGCTCGTGGAAAAGTGCGGCGACCGCCTATATTGGGAGAACTGGGCTAAGGAAATCGGACTCATCGCGCACAAGTTCATCGAGCGCATATCCAAACTTATCCAGTCCGGCATACACAAAAAGGCGTTCAACGAATACCTCAAGGGGCTACAGCGCGACCTTAACCCGTCAGTAGATGCGGCACAGGCCATCGAGATGCTGGCACAGCATATCATCACCCGTCCGGTGTTCGACGCTTTGTTTGCCGATTACCAGTTCGTGAACAACAACGCCGTAAGCCGTTCCATGCAGCGCATGATAGACCTCTTACAAGAACAGGCTTTCGAGAAAGATACCGAGATACTGGATAAATTCTACGAATCGGTACGCATGAATGTTGGTGGCATTGATAATTTGGAGGGAAAACAGACCATCATCAAGAACCTATATGAGAAATTCTTTAAGGGCGCATTCCCGCTTACAGTGGAAAAACTGGGCATTGTTTATACGCCCGTAGAGTGCGTGGACTTCATCATCCGTTCTGTGGATGACATTCTTAAGGCGGAGTTCAACACTTCGCTGACCGCACAGAATGTACATATACTTGACCCGTTTGTGGGCACAGGTACGTTCATTACGCGATTGTTGCAGTCCGGTCTTATCCGCCCCGAGGATATGGAGCGCAAGTATCTTAATGAAATCCATTGCAATGAAATCGTGTTGCTGGCCTATTATATAGCTGATGTGAACATAGAATCGGTGTTCCATGAGATAACCCGTCGTAAAACTTACCTGCCATATAGCGGAATCTGTCTGACTGACACCTTCCAATTGGCAGAGAAAAAGCACAACGAGCTTTTCACGGAGTTCTTCCAGGACAATTCCAAACGGGTTAAGAAGCAGATGGCCACGCATGTAAGGGTGATTGTGGGGAATCCGCCATATTCCGCCAAACAAGGTTCGGCTAATGATAATGCACAGAATCTTTCCTATCCAAATTTGGATATGCGAATAGCAAATACATATGTAAATGAATCAAGTACGACTTTGAAGAATTCCCTTTATGATACTTATATTAAGGCATTTCGTTGGGCATCTGACCGAATACCTGAAAACGATGGCGGAATAGTAGCTTTTATAAGTAATGGATCATGGCTTGATGGTAATGCACAAGATGGTATGCGTCGATGCTTTGAAGAAGAATTTACCTCCATCTATGTACTGAATCTGCGCGGTAACCAGCGTACTTCGGGCGAATTGTCGCGCAAAGAGGGTGGCAAAATCTTTGGTAGCGGTTCACGCACTCCCATTGCCATTACTTTCCTTGTCAAGAATCCGGCAAAGAAAGAGCTAAAGACGGGCATCCATTATCACGATATTGGCGATTACCTTACTCGTGAACAGAAGCTCAAAATGGTCAAAGATTTCCGTTCCATTTCTTCACAGAAATTGGACTGGCAAATAATCACTCCTAACGAAAAAGCAGATTGGATAAATCAACGTGATGGAATATTCGATAATTTAATTCCATTATTTGATAATACGATTGGGCAAGGTTTTTTTAATTATATACCTATTGGTGTGTTATCCTCCCGTGATTCATGGGTATGCAATTTCGATAAAAATACTCTGCTGAGCAATATTAATCGTATGATAAACAATTATAATACATCTATTAGTCATCGGAAAGCAGAGGATTTTAATTATAATCCAACGCAAATTGGGTGGTCTGCTAATCTAAAAAAAGTAGCATTAACAGGACACTTACTAAATTTTATCCCTGAAAGTGTAACAATTTACACCTATAGACTTTTTCAAAAATCATATTTGTACTATGAACGTTCATTAATAGAACGTCCAGGGCAATGGCAGCATATTTTCCCACCTAACTGCTACAACCAAGTTATTGGTATGAAGGGAACAGGTGGGAATAAGGATTTTTCCTTATTTTTATATAATACGATTATTGATTACAATAATTTTGAAGCTGGAACAAAATGTTTTCCTTTATATTGGTATGAAGAAAACAAAAATCGAGAAGGAACTCTTTTCGATGATGCAGAAACCAATCGTTATATCCGTCGCGACGGCATCACAGACTGGATATTGAAAGAAGTCCGCAGTCGCTTTGGCGGCTCACGAGCCATTACTAAAGAACATATTTTCTACTATGTGTATGGATTGCTTCATTCCAAGCAATACCGAGAGCGTTTCGCCGATGATCTGAAGAAGTCATTGCCACGCATTCCCATAGTGGATAACGTACAGGACTTTATGGCTTTTTATAAAGCCGGAAAGGAACTGGCCGACTTACATTTGAACTATGAGCAAGGCATCAATATTCCTGCTACAGAACAAGGCGCAGTCGCTTATTCGGAAATGTCGGCGCAGGCACAACGTACACTCGGTGTAATTGTTACGGGAGACATTGACATTTGGCAGGACGAGTGGACCGAAGAAACATACCAATACTTTGCCGTGGAAAAGATGCGCTTTGCCAAAGTGCGTGACGAAAACGGAAAGCTCATCGCCGACAAAACACACATCATCTACAATAGCCACATTACCATTGAGAACATTCCGCTCAAAGCCTATGAGTACATCGTCAATGGTAAGTCAGCCATTGAATGGATAATGGAACGCTATGCCGTAACCATTGATAAAGCATCCCAAATCAAGAACAACCCCAACGATTGGTCAAAGGAACGCGAGCAACCCCGCTACATCCTCGACCTACTGCTTTCAGTCATTATCCTCTCTTGCAAAACGGTAGATGTCACATCCACATTTCCATTTTGCAAATGGTAATTTCAATAAACAAAACGAACTGTGGTAATATACAATTTTGCCACAGTTCGTTTTGTTTTAAGAATTTAAGTATTTTGTATCAAATTGTACGATGCGCTCTAATGTAATTTCTCATACATTCTATGGAATCTTTTAATTCTTGTTCGCTATAACTATTATTGCGATTTTCTGGATGATGAATGATATGCCGAATTTTTTCCGTTTTAGAAATTTGTAAATTTGATGTTGTTCCGTTCTTATTCAATTTTGTATAATTGACTTTTACCTGATGCCCATCATAATCATTTTTCCAACCTTCAGCTTCTATATAACCATATAACGCATTGTGATAATCTGTTGATGATACATCAAAAGCTTGAAAATTAATCTCAGCCGCTAAAGTATATGGTAATACTGCTGGGGCATCAATACTTCCTGCTGAGATGTTTCCCATGCTATCTTTTAGAATTATAACTTTTGTATCATTCAAGTCTTGCAGGGCTTCACTAATAACACCCTCAGAATGGCTTGCAAAAAATAATTGAGCTATTTGTACCTCATTATTATCTGTAAAGAGATTTTTATAATATCTTAAAATGTTTTTCTGCCATTTAGGGTGCATACTTAATTCGGGCTCATCAACCATGATTATAGCACCATTAAGCTGATTTATGTTTCTTAAAAGATAAGCCCCCCTAAATACAATTTGTTTTTCTCCTGTACTTAGATCATCTATCGATATTTCTACTCCGTTTTTCTCAAATAATATAACCTTTTCACCATCAATATTCCCGACTTTTTTGTACTTTACCTTATCAAAGAAATTATTAAATGCTTTTTTAAATCTAAAAATTTTCGAATTGTGTTCAAATTCAGAAGTAGTCATTGCTGCTTCCCCACGGCTTTCCCTTTGTGTATTTATATCATAATACTCTTCGTTATCTTGATTTTGAATATCAACAATAAGCTGCTTTAATGATGTAAAATTGTCTTCTTTATCAGAATCGTATTTATTCTTGTCTAATTCATTTGTTTTTACAGACTCTATTTTGCTAGTTTTATAGTCCGCTCTAGGCCTCGAAAACACACATCCATACGACCTTGGATCTTTTTCATCAGATTGAATGGTGCTTGGGTTATTAACTTTATCTGAACGTATATTTTCAGCTGTATCATTCTTCACATCAAATCGTGTAAAGAACGTGTCATTTGATTCTGGAATCATTGGAGGTTTGAGAATATACAATTCGTTATTTACCTCATATTCTATCATGTCAAATGGCTTAAAACTACCAATGCACAGGAAGGTATTTAGTGTTTCCAAGATGGTCGTTTTTCCACTCCCATTTTCGCCTGCAAAAACAATAGTTGAAAAAGGATGATTAGTTACTGGATTTACAAAATCCAATTCAAGATTTCCTAATATAGGATGATTTGTCCATTTAACTTTTCTTATCTTCATAAACTTCTAATATTAATTTGTTAGTACAAAATTACAGTTTTATTACTTGTTAGCTAAGTAGTTATCAAAAAAATCACTAATATTGCATAGGTATTTGTAAATGTAATACAATAATGACAAATAGAACAGCTACCTCAGTATTGTTTGGATTTGATTTTCAAGCGAACGCAGCAATAGTGTTAATGCTTGAGAATATTAAAGATATGTCCAGTATCCGTTTAGAAGGATCTGAAGATATAGAAATCAATCTAAACAATGGCAGCAGTATTTTGGCTCAAGCAAAGTCTGTTGTAAATAGTAGTACTGACTTCTCAAATGTACTATCCAATCTTAAAAAGTCTATAATATCTTTATCAGAAGCAGAGCATAAATTGGGAGTAGTGAAAGAACTTATATATATAACTAACACTCCAAACCCATTCAATGAGAAACAATTGAACCCTATATTTTATGGTGCTTCACAAAGGGATTATAGCTCATTGCCAAGACCTTTAAAAGATAAAATTAATAAGATAATCTCTAAGATTGAAAAGCCTCTTGATACGAGTAAATTCAAAATACAGATTTTACCTTTTGAGACAGATAATGACAATGAAAGATATAAATGTGTTATGAATGCTATTGGTGATTTCATTCCCAAATTAGGAAATATATCTATAGCTAAAGACAACTTACACGGAATTTGGGTAAAAGATCTTTTTAGAAGTGGAACGAAAAGGATGTCTGATATAAAACTAACTAAAAAAGATATTATATGGCCTTTAATAGTTCTTGTAACTCAAAATGAAAATTATGATGAAGATGAATTTGATGATTCTGAGATATATGAACTATCGAGAAGTTACGAAGCAATTATAAATACCTGCTCGGAAAAATACGAATTTGTAACTAAGGTGCTATGTGCATACAATGTTTTTTATAAAGAAGCAAAACAAAGTGAAAGGAAACGAAAATTTATAGAAATGGAGAGTAGTAAGTTCGCATATCTTTTTGAAGGGGAAAGTGTATCTTTATCTAATACTCTACAAGAAAAACTCCTACAAATTATTGTTCGCAATATTTTGAACAAACGTATTCAAATAGACAATATTAAGAATGCTGTGAATCTATGATTTTCAATTCAATCTATATCGAAGAGGCTGGTAATAAACGTTTGATTGTTTTCTCTGATAGAAACAATCTCATACATAGCCTTGCAAATAGTAAGGGTAAAACGACTTTACTAAGACTTATGTTATATTCAATCGGATATAGCATACCTAATACTAAGCATATTAAATTCGAGAACTGCAAAGTCGAAAGTCAAATAACTTTGGATAGTGGAGAGGTTTTAGTATTATGTAGAGAATCGAGGGATTACATTGAATTGAAACAGAATGATTCTGTAGTAACATATGTTTTGCCAAGTGATGAAGCGGCCCTTCATAAAATTATTTTTAAAGCCAATTATCCAGAACTAATAAATAATCTTTTAGGAATATTCTATTTTGACCAGGAAAAGGGATGGACTTTGCTTAATCGAGGAGTTGTCATTGGAAGTATTCGCTTTAATATTGAGGAACTAATTAGAGGCATTGCAGAGATTGATTGTTCTGAATTATATAGACAAAAGGAGACAAAGAGACAAGATCTTTTGAAATACAAACAGATGTTTAGTGTTTCTAAGTATCAAGAAACTATTGATTCCGAATCCAATAATCTTGCAGGAGAATCATACAATTCTTTGATTGATAGCAAAATCAATCAATGTAAGATGCGGCATAATCTATTGAAAAAAGAACTATCTCGGATAGACAAAGTCCTTAAAGAAAATAAGCATTTTAGAAACTTTATTGGAGAGATTGGTTTATTGGTAAAAACTCCAAATGGAGATACTATAGCTGTAACAGAAAATAATATTGTGGGTCTTAATGATGCCATAGATTTTCTTGTAGCAAAGCGTAAACTTATAGCGACACAATACAACCAGATTCAAGCAGAAATCTGTAAATATGAGAAAGAACGTAGATTTGAAGAACAACAGTTGTCTTTTTTTGATAATGTTGAAACAATAGCCGACATATTTGATAAAAGAATCTCAACAATTCCTATTAATGAAGTAGCTGTAAAAAAAGGAATAGCAAAGTTAGAAAAGGAGATTGCTGAAATTAATTCAAAAATAAAGGACTTAACACGTGCTGCAAATAGTGTTATAACACCAATATTTAATAATACAAGGAAGTATCTTACAGAGTTAGGATTAGATGGAGAATCTATCTCAGAAAAATATTTGTTTACATCAAATTTGAAAGAATTATCTGGAGCAATTTTGCATAAAACAGTTTTTGCTTTTAGATTAGCATGTTTATTGGAAGTTGAAAAACATTTAAATATAAAAATGCCAATAATTCTTGATTCTCCTAGTGGAAAAGAAATTGATCATCAAAATATCGAAGCAATGATAAAAATTTTGAAACGAGATTTCTCTGAAAATCAAATAATTATTGCCTCTATTTACGAATATGATTTAATAAATATAAATAAAATCAATATTGTAAATAGACTAATTGAATAATTGCTTAAATTATAAATCAAGTAATTGAATATTAGATCAATTTGATATATTGCATTTCGATAATGTCTTGGTGAATTGTAGAGTATTTTATAGAATAATTAAATTGGGAAAACATGAAAGGATTACCATTACAAGTAAAGTCTTGTCTTGATAAAGCATTAGATTCCGCATTATTAGCAGTAGAGACGTATAATAAACCTGCTGTTAAATTTAAATCGGGCGGATACATTGTTTTAATGTGTATAGCATGGACTTCTTTATTACATGGAATCTTTTTAAGAAAAAAGATTAAGCCAATATATAAAGAAAAAAATGGCCGATACAAAAAGGTAAATGGAGAGATTCAGTATTGGGAACTAAAAACGTGTGTCGCAAAATATTTTGTTGACAGCAACAATCCTATTCGCAAGAATTTAGAGTTTTTTATACCGTTAAGAAACAAAATTGAACACAAATTTTTACCTGAATTAGATTCTAATATTTTTGCAGAATGCGAATCCTTATTATTGAATTTTGATAAAATCGTGGAAGCTGAATTTGGACATAAATATTGTTTGCGCGAATCGTTATCTTTTGCTTTGCAGTTATTTCCATCTTCAGAGACATTAAGTATGGCTACAAAAGCAAATAAAGACTATGATAGTATAGTTTCCTTTATTAATCAATATCGTTCTTCTATAACTACTGATGTATTAAATTCAGGTGAGTATGCTTTTAAGGCCTTTTTAATTCAGGTTGCAAACCATAAATCTAAAGATGCATTGCCTATTCAATTTTTTTCTTTTGATAAAATGACAGATGAAGAAAAGAAAAAAGTCGAAAGAATCGCTGCATTAATCAAAGAAAAACATATTCCCGTTGCAAATGATGACAAAATAAAACCTGGTACTGTTGTTGAAATGGTCCAGCGAGCTTTAGGAAATAAATCAATAGTTAAGGGAAAGAAAAGAGTAGATAAATTCAATATGGATACACATACAAGGTGTTGGAAAAAATATAAAATAAGACCAGAAACAGGTAGTTCACATCCAGAAAGAACAAATACTAAATATTGTGTTTATGATTCTATGAATAAAAATTATGGCTATACACAAGCGTGGGTTGATTTTTTAATTGAACAAATGAATAAGGATGAAGAATACAACTCTCTTTTTGAATGAAAGCAAAATAAAAAGTATATGGTTTTGCTGGTTTGTTTGAATATAATTATATCTTTGCGAAACTTATTAAGTAGGCGTTCCTTTTAATAATGCAGATTTAGACAAATAAGGGAACTTAACTCGTTTCTAAATCGTTACCTGTCTAAAAAAATAGAACTTGTAAGTTTCTTATTTTCAATGAATAAGAAAAGATTTAATGCCTAAAGCAGTGGTAGACAAGGTCCTGGCTCAGCCCCGCCATCAGGCGCAGGGATTTCATGTTGGCCCTGAGCGTATGGTAGTCCTGCGGCGGGAAGAGGGTGATGCGGGTATCGTCACGATACTTCCCGATCAACGCGAGTGCTTCCGGCAGCAACTTGACGCGTCCGAGGTAGTCGGTCTTCTTCCGCCGGTATTTCAGCCAGAGGCTGCCCTCGTCATCCTGGAAGAGGTTCTCCCGGGTGATGCTTACCGCATCGGCATAGGCGGTGCCGGTGTAACAGGCGAAGAGGAAGAGGTCCCGGGTGATGACATGTGACCTGCGTTTTTCCGGTATCTCCAGATCGCGTAGCTTCTCGAAATTCTCCCGGCTGAGTGCTTTCGGTGTTGTCTCCTTTTGCTTGGGCAGCTTGAAGTGGCAGAAATGGTATTTCTCCGAGTGCCCCTCCTTGTAGGCGATGCGGCAGATCTTTTTCAGGATGGACAGGTAATGGCGCACCGTCTCCATTGCCAGTTTCTTCTTTTCCAGGCAGAAGTCCTGATAGTCATGGATGAACTGCTCGTTGAGCTGTCCGAAGGCGAGGTCCGAGACCTTGAATTCCGTTTTGATGAATTCGGCAAGGGTGCGCCGGGTGTACACGTAGGTCGACATTGTCGTCGGTGCACGGTCCACGCCGACACGGGCCTTCATCTCCTCATTGTGCCGGTCGAGAAGTTTGAGCAGGGTCATCTGCATGCCCGCGTTACCCTGGAACATGTCCCTGACCGCGGCGGCATCGAAATCCTTTTTCCTTTCCATGAGGGAATTGAAGGCCGAGTGTACGGCAAGCAGCAGCCTCTCTATTTTTTCATTGGTCTCCACCGCTTCCCGGCTCTTGCCATTCAATCGGCTCTCACGCGCGTTCCATAGCCCGGGGGTACAGGAGAGCTTGCAGCTGAACTGCGCCATCGTGCGGTTGAGGGTGATCCGTCCCATGATCGGGGCCTTGCCGGTCTTGTCCGGCTCGCTCTTTTTCAGGTAGAGCAGCACCTTGAATTTTTCCACTTTCATAACGCTCTTTTTTAGGTTGTAAAA